TTCCTTTTGATGAAGCAAATACAGACTACCAAGCCTACCTTGCATGGGTAGCTGAAGGCAATACACCTGAAGGAGTTGCATAATGGCGATTACCCTTAGTGGCGATTCACCCAACCTAGCAAATGCTAATTTATCTAGCCCTACCATTACAGGCGCTGTTGTTTCATCAATGGCTAGTAGTGTTATTACATCAGGAACTGCTGTAGCTTCTACATCAGGAACAAGTATTGACTTTACTAGTATTCCTAGCTGGGCAAAGCGTGTAACTGTAATGTTTAGTGGTATATCTACTAACGGAACAAGTTCTCTTGTAGTAAGAATAGGTGATTCAGGCGGTATAGTTTCAACAAGTTACCAAGGGGCGGTTAGTGCGATTGTAAGTGGTGCGGCAAGTGGTGCAACTCCTAATACAACTGGATTTTATCTTGGTGGTGCTTCTGCAAGCAATGCTGTAATTGGAAATGTAACTTTAACAAATGTTACTGGCAATACTTGGGTTGGTTCTTGGGTTATGTTTATGAATGACAATCAAGTAAATCAAGGAGCAGGTGCAAGAACATTATCCGCTACTTTAGACCGTGTTCGCATTACAACCTTAGGTGGCACAGATACTTTTGACGCTGGTTCAATCAACATTCTTTACGAGTAAAAGATGACCGTCTACGTCAAGGTTCTGATCCCCGCCAAGATTGCTGAAAATGCTCAAACTACGCAATACACTGCGGGCAATAACATTAGCACAATTATTGACAAGTTTACGGCTACTAACTTTAGTGGCTCTACTGCTACTATTAGCGTTAACATCGTTACAGGCGCTGATACGTCAGGCAATCAGAATCTCATTGTAAAAACTAAAAGCTTGACCGCAGGCGAAACATATACGTTTCCAGAGATTGTTGGACAGGCGTTAGAACCAGCAGGTTTTATATCGACTATTGCTAGCGCGGCTAGTGCTATCAATATCCGGTCTAACGGACGTGAGATTTCAAACTAATGCAACACGTTGTTAACGTCACTTACAGCAAAGGGTTTAACACTCTACCTGTAATGCCATTGCGTGAAAAAGTTGAAAAGTTGCAAGAAGCATTGTTACAAATGCCTCAAGCTGACGTAAAGTTTTTGCATGATTTTGAGCCTGGCAAATATATCCGTACTATGATTGCCCCGCCTTGGTCAGTTATTGTTGGTGCAGAGCATAAAACACCATATAAAGTTAAACTTGAAAAAGGTACAATCGCCGTTAATATTGGTGATGAAATTAAGACTTTAACTGCCCCATTAGAGTTTGACGCGCCTGCGGGTATTAAACGCGTAGGACGAGTATTTGATGAGGAATTGGTTTGGATTGATATTTACGATAATCTTGATGATTGCGTAAATATAGAAGAAATAGAAGAACGATTGTATGTCATTCCTGAATGTGGATTGATGTCTAATTTAGCGGCATTAGAGCGTAGAAAAACACAAATAAATATTGAACCATTAGATAATAGCGTTAAAATGCTGTTAGGCGACGGGTTTGGGTTTGGTAATAGGGAGAATTAATATGGCAGGCGGGATAACAGCAGCAGTTGTTGGAGGTGCAGCCATTTTAGGTGGCGCATATATGTCATCTCAAGCCGCCGGAAACGCCGCGGATACACAAGCTAGCGCTGCAAGATACGGTGCTGACACGCAGTCAGCAGCTGCTATGTATAGCGCGGATTTGCAAAAAGAAGCGTTAGATAAGCAAATTGCGCTATCTGAGCCGTTTAGAACTGCGGGTACAACCGCCGTAAATCAATTGTCCTCTTTATATGGGCAAGGCGGCGAAATGTACAACCAACAGTTTAAGCCTACCCAATTTACACCTGAAGAATTTAAGTACGATCAATATCTTGACCCAGGCACTGCTTTTAGACTTAAAGAAGGTATGAAAGCCATGAACGCTACAGCAGCAGCTAGAGGTGGTTTAATCTCTGGTAACGCGCTAAGAGCAGGGCAAGCGTATGGACAAGAGCTAGGTTCACAAGAATATCAGAACGCGTTTAATCGTTATTTATCAAATAACGCCAATAAATTTGCAGCTTCACAAGCTAATAACGCTAATAATTTTGGTGCGTACCAAGCTAACTTTAGCAACAGATTAGAACCGTTAAAGTTTTTAAGTGGTCAAGGTCAAGCCGCCGCCGCAGGACAAGCGGCTAATATTGGTTCAACTGCTAGTAACGTAGGTAATGCTATGGTTGGAAGTGCTAACGCGCAAGCCGCCGGAGTTACGGGTGCAGCTAACGCGCAAGCAGCGGGTATGGTTGGCGGCGCAAATGCTTACAACACCGCTATTGGTCAAGGTGTCAGTATGTATCAAACCAATGCACTATTGAATAGATTTGCACCGCAAACTCAAACCCCAACGCCTGCGTATTATGACGCTGGTGGTCAAACTGCTTAACAAGGTTTAATTATGCCAATCGACGCAAGTATTCCTCTTCAAGTTAAAAATCCGCAAATTGAAACTGGTATGAATCAGTTAGCAATGATGGGCGACGCCATGAAAATTGGCGAAATGAGCCGCGGTATAGAAACGCAAAACAAGTTACGTGAATTGTATTCACAAGGTATTGATGTCAGTACACCTGAAGGTTTTAAACAAGTGGCAACGCTTGACCCTGCAACAGCGTTAAAACTTAGATCTGACGCATTGCAAGGTCAAAAACTTCAAGGTGAAATTAAAAAAACTGGCATTGAAATTGATCAAAAATCTTATGATTTAGTTAAACAAAAGATGGCCGATTTGTCTTTTAATCCATCAAACGAAAATATTATTGCTCATCTTCAAGACGGTATTAAACGCGGTGAAGTAACACCTCAACAAGCGGATGCAACTTGGAAAGGTGTAGCTTCTTTAAACCCAGAACAACGCAGACAATACTTTACGGAATTGGGTGTTAAAGCTGAAGAACGCTACAAAATGGCTGAAACACAACGTCATAACAAAACTACTGAAGGCACCGCTGCTGGTCATCTTCAGATTGCGCGTGAAAATCAAAAATTACAATATGGCCCAGATGTTGTGGCTAATACTGTTACTGACGCTGCTGGTAATGTGACTCAATTTAACCGTCAAGGTCAAATAATTGGTAAGCCTGGCGCTGTTGGTAAGCCAAGCGCTACTTATGAAAAAACTGCTGCAATGCAAAAACAAATGGGCAAAGATCTTAATTTGGCTATTACTGAAATTGAAAACGCTATTAAACCCGGTGGTATTCTTGAAAAGTCTACTGCTAGCGGTGCGGGTAAACTGCGTGACGCTGCGGGTAATTTCATTGGATATGCTACCGAAGGTTCTATTGCTTCAGCTTCATTAAAACCAATTGCCGACCTAGGTCTTAAAATGGTACCGCGCTTTGAAGGCCCACAATCTGACAAAGATACGGCGTCTTACAAAGAAGCTGCGGGTCAATTGGCTAATGAATCTTTACCTGTGGCTACTAGAAAAGCAGCTGCTCAAACCGTTGTACGTTTGATGAAAGCGCGTAAAGGACAGTTTGTAAGCGAAGGTATGGCAGCTGAAGGTATTAACACTGGTGGCCCTGCGTTGCCTCCTGGCTTTACTCCAGACTAATAAGGATTGTTATGGCACTTCAAACCGCTACAAATCCTCAGACCGGGGAACGCGTTGCTTTAGTTGGCGATTCTTGGCAACCTATTTTGCAATCCGCTACCAATAAAGAAGGTGTTAAAGCCTATTTAGTTGGTGATAAATGGTTGACTGATACACCAGCTAATGACTCTGAAGCGCGTCAGAACGTCGGTGCTGAAATTCCAAGCTGGGGTAAGGAAAACCCTAACCTATATGCTGGCTTAGTAAAAGCCCGTCAAATTGCTGGTCCTACTGTAGAAATGCTTGGTGGTGTTGGCGGCGGTATTCTTGGTGCGGGCGCTGGCGCTGTAGCATCGCCTACTGTTGTTATTAACCCTGTAACGGGCGGTGTGGCTGGTTCAGCCGTAGGATATGCTACTGCTAAAGAACTGCTTAATAAAGCTGACGTAGCCCTTGGATTGGCCCCAAAAGAAACAGGCGGTCAAGCTATGGATCGCGCTGTTGGTAACGTAGCTGAAGGCGCCATGTTTGAAGTTGGCGGTCAAGTTGCCGGTAAAGCGCTCAATAAACTGGTAGATGCTGGTACATACTTGGCGGGTAAAGTTGCTGACATTAATCAGTTGCCTAAACAATTGGCAGCTAAGATTGCTCGTAAATCATTTGAAACACCTGAGAACGTCGCTGCTGGGCGTAACGCGTTACAAGAGGCCGTTAAAGCTGGCGATAACGTAACGGCTCAACAAGCCCTTGCACAAGGCAAAGTAATTGCCCCTGGTACACAAGCAGTGTTGGAAAAGACAACTGCTAGAACGGGTAATCTTGCAAAAGATACTAAGTTAGCGCAACAAGAAACAGCGCGTATGTCTACTATTAAAGACGTTACGCCCGATCTTGATGCCGCTATTGTTGCGCGTAGAGATGCGTCTAAACCGCTATACGAAGCCGCAGATACAGCTATTGTTCCAATTGATAAAGATGTATCTGCTGTATTAGCCCGTATGCCTGAAGGTACTTTAGCCGCAGCGGCTAATATTGCCAAAATGGAAGGTCGTCCATTTATTATGGGTAAAGCCGTTGCTGAACAAAAAGTACCAAACGCGCTTGGAACTATGGATATTATTCCGGCTAAGACTGCTGAATTAACTGGCGAATCTATGCACTATATTAAGCGTGCGCTGTCTGATATTGCCTATGGCCCTGTTGCAGAAAAAGGCATTGGTCGTGATACACAGATGGCCGCGCGTCAATTGTTAGATGACTATGTAAAAGTATTTGAAGCTAAAGTACCTAGTTACAAAGAAGCTAGAGCAGTGTTTTCTGATTTATCTGCGCCAGTTAATCAAGCACAAGTGCTTAAAGAAATGGCATCTGTATTGGAGAAACCAGGCGGCGGCGAACGTATTGGCCCATTCCTTAACGTATTAGGTCGCGGTGAAGAAGCAATGCTTAAGCGTGCTGGCGGTAAAGGCGCGCCTCGCTATGAATCATTAAGCGAAGTATTAACACCTGAGCAATTAAAAACAGTGCGTGGCGTAGCCGATGAATTGGCAACGCAAAAATCTGTTGGCGAACAAGTTAGCTCTGGTCAACAAATGGCCACTAAATTGCTTAAAGATGAGCTACCAAACTATCGTTTACCTAACATTTTTAACGTCATTGCTACTACTGCTAACAAAATGTTAGACACTTTAGGTCTTAAAGTTGGCGAAAAGACTATTAAAGAAATTGCTAAAGCTGGTGAAACAGCTAAATCTTTTGATGAATTACTTGCCTTATTGCCAGGTGAAGACCGCGTAAAAGTATTAAAAGCTATGAGCGATCCAGATACTTGGGCCAAGATTCATAAAGGAGCTAGCGACCCGCGTTTTGCCAAATATTTAATGGGCGCAAATGCAGCGATATTTGAAACACCTCAAATGCCAGTTAATGCGCTTGCGCCGCAACAACAACCACAACAAAATCAAAACGCGCTTGCGAGGTAAGTATGGACTGGCAGATATTAATCAACATTGGTGGTGCTGGAGCGCTTTCTGCCCTTGGATGGTTTGCTCGTCAATTATGGGATTCAGTTCAAGATCTTAAAGATGATGTAAAACAAATTGAAATTAATTTGCCAACAAATTACATCAAAAAAGATGAGATTAAAGAACGGTTTGATCGTATTGAAGTATTACTAGATAAGCTTTATGAAAAACTAGAACAAAAAGCAGATAAATAATGTGGACTACGGGATATCAGAAAGCATTAAAGGGTTGTCAGGAAGCCTTAACGCAAGCAGAGATGCAAGCAAAGGCTTATCGCAGTCTATTGAAAACATACAGCGAGATGGCGTGGATGTTGCTAACCAACAAGCCCAAGAAAGAATCCGAGCAAGACGCGAAGCAGAACTAAAAAAAGAACAGGCGTTGATTAAAGCGCTTGAAGCGTGGAAACATAAAAAGCAAATTTCCGATGAAGAAGCAAAGTTAAAGATAGACTTTGTACGAAAATATGGCGCAAAAGAATGGGATGCAGTACTAAAAATTAAAATAGACATAGAAAATATGCAAAGAAAAGATAACGAAGAATTTCAGCATGATATAAAGGCAATACGGCGCGTGCAGTTCTATTGTTTTGCAGTTGCAGCGTTTATAGCTTGGTACTTAACTTGGGGAATTAAATAATGTTTGGAATAGACGACATCATTAATACAGGGCTAAAAATCATTGACAAGGTGATTCCTGATCCTACGGCCAAAGCAGCCGCCCAGTTAGAGCTACAAAAGTTAGCCAATGACGGACATTTAGCTGAATTGCAAGCTGATATGAATGAAGCTAATAACATATCAGACCGTTGGAAAGCAGACTTGGGATCAGACTCTTGGCTATCTAAAAACATTCGTCCTATGACCCTTATAGCCATTCTTGCAGGCTATTTTATTTTTGCTACATCTTCTGCTTTTGATCTCAATGTTAAGCAAGCCTATGTTGAATTGCTTGGACAATGGGGTATGTTAATTATGTCTGCCTATTTTGGTGGCAGAACCCTTGAAAAAATTATGGCAAAGAAAGGCGACAAATGAACCATAAAGAACATATTATGATTATTGCCGCCTGGTCTTTGGTATCTATTGTTATTGCCATGCTGCTTATGTTTGCTTATGCAGTTGTTGATCCAAATTTTGACACAGACAAAGTATTTCAAATCATAGGCCCAGCGTTTCAAACCATTGTAGGTGGCTTTATTGGATTAATTACAGGCATAAAAATAGGGTCAGAAGATGACAAATGAACAATTAGAAGCGTTTGGTATCGATTTAAAGTGGTTAGAGCCGTTAAACGAAACTTTTGAAAAGTACGAAATCAATACCCCAAAACGTCAAGCGTGCTTTATTGGTCAATGTATGCACGAATCAGGTGGTTTTAGAATTACTAAAGAAAATTTAAATTATTCTGCTGCTGGGTTAATGAAAACTTGGCCTTCACGTTTTCCTGACATGGATACCGCAGGAAAATATGAACATAACCCTGTAAAAATAGCATCAAAAGTTTATGCGGGGCGTATGGGTAATACGACGCCTGAAGAAGCTGGCGCATATATTGGTAGAGGTCTTATCCAATTAACAGGCAAAGATAACTATAAATCGGCTTCTGACGCGCTTGGCGAAGATTTGCTAGCTAACCCCCAGCTAGTAGAAGAACCGCGCTACGCGGCTCTTACGGCAGGCTGGTATTGGAACAAAAAAGGGTTAAATGCGTTAGCTGATTCCAATGATATTGAAACTATGACCAAACGTATTAACGGTGGATTGATTGGTTTAGATGACAGAAAAGCCAAAATAAATAGGGCGTTAACTATATTAATGTAATTAAGTTGTCATAAATGCCTGATTTAATTGGCAAAATTCTAATGGGCATATATGCAAAATTCTAAAGAAGATGACAAAAAGTTTATTGAAATTTGGAACAGATTAGGATCTCCCACATTAGTTGGCAAAGAAATTGGTATGCCACCTAGAAGCGTTATGAATAAAAGAAACGCTATGGAGTGCAAGTACAACATAGAATTGCCTACGCATAACTCTCAAAGAGATCCAAAAAAAGAAAAACCTAAAAAATGGGACATGGCAGCGCACAATGTCCGCAGAGGCATTGATGTCGATAAAGTCAAACGAGTTATAGTCTTTTCAGACGCGCATTTTACTGATACCACTACCACGGCGTTTAAAGCCCTGTTAGTAATGATTAAAGAGTTTAAGCCCCAAGTCATCATCTGCAATGGAGATGCTTTTGACGGACAGGTTTTAAGCCGTTTCCCATCTATTAATTACGACCAAAAGCCTAACGTATTGCAAGAGTTAAACGCTTGTCGTTATCATTTAGATGAAATTGTTAAACACAAGCCCCCAGGCTGTGAATTAGTGTGGTGTCTTGGGAACCACGATATGCGCTACGAGTCATGGTTAGTTAACAAAGTGCCTGAATATAGCGGCGTGGATGGCTTTAGCCTTAAGTATCATTTTCCTGAATGGAAAACGTGTTGGAGCTACTGGATTGGTGAAGAAACCGTTGTAAAACACCGGCATCGTGGTGGCCGCATGGCGGGTTATGCCAATTTGTTAGCGGCGGGGAATACGAACATCATTACGGGGCATACGCACGTATTAGCCATACAGCCGATTAGTAATTATCAAGGAACCTATTGGGGTATTCAGACCGGCTGCCTTGCTGATCCTATGTCACCCACCTTCGAATATTGCGAAGACGGCCCAAAGGACTGGCGCTCTGGTTTTGTTATGCTGTCATTTGATCAAGGCAGAATGTTAATGCCAGAGATGATTATGGTCAGCGATGAAGAAAACGGTGAGTTTGAATTTAGAGGCTGTATCAACAAGGTATGAAACTAACGCCAGAGGTTGTTAAAAATCTCTACGCATCTCTTTATTGTTGCTATCCATTTACAAAATGGAAAATGCCTGTACCCGAAGAAATAGAATTTGTAGTCACATCTGACCCAGAATTAATGGGTACATATCTATACGATACCGGCGATGATTACGAACATATTATTACTATTTCATCTGCGCGCTGCGGGCATTATTACACTGTTATAACAACCTTAGCGCATGAAATGGTACACATGAGCTTTCATAGGCAAAAAGGTGACAAGTGGATGCAGCATGGAAAACCGTTTAGAACCCGTTGTTTAATGGTGGCAAATGAGCTTGGCCTAGATGGGCTAGAATTATAAAAGGGCGTTAAGCCGACGGTGTAGGATGCAGTAATTGGGTAATTTTTCGGCTTTCTGACCCATTTGTAACAACTGCCAAATACAGCCCTGCTAATTATATATTTCGGTGATAGTAATCTTTTGGGTTATTAATCATTGATTTAATAACTTCATCTATATTAAAGAACCATTGAGTAACTTTCATGCCGTTGTGCTGCATGATTGTAAAACTCATAGATTTTTTTGCCCAACAACTTTGTACACTTGATTAATAATGTTTAAAACGTGTTCAATATCTTCAGGCGTTAACTGACCCATCAATTGCAATATTTTTATTACTGCAACATCGTTGTTTAGTTGTGCTGGTTTAACTAAATTTTCAATCATTTGACCGCCATCATGTATAGACCTACGTTTCCAAAAGCATATCCCGCGTAGCAAATTCCCATGCCCATATTGCCTTTAAAGCATTGCTCCACGGATATATAAGCGTAAATTAACCCCGTAACAATAATAAGCCAGCTACTCATTTAATGCGTAATACTTTAGCCTTTTTTAAGACTAATTCGTATTCTTTTTTGGCATTGTCGTCTAGCTTGCGTAATGGCAACTCTTGGTAGTATTTCCATTTAGCAAGATATTCTGGCTGCTCTGATGGAGGAATCCAACCAGCCAATTTCCAACGGGTAGTAATGTCTGTGCCGCTTGCTGTCCAAATATGTTCGTTCATTATTTGTTCTCCAAGTAAATTAAAACAATCATTGAAACTATTGCTACCCATAAAATTACGCCACTTAACGCAAAAATAGTAATTAAAAAATCAATCATTTAATTCTCCTTGCAATTTCACGCTCAATGTACCATTTTGCTTTACGCAAATCTTCAATGGCGTCATGCTTTTCATCTGCGCGCCAGATGTACTTAACAGCGTTACCAAGGCAAAAACCCATGTGTTCAGTAATCTGTATACACTCTACGCCTGATGGATGGCTTGTGTAGTGTTTTGGATGGTTTACTGCGTCGTAATTGCTCATGGATTCTTAGCCTCTTTTAAAAGTTCAATACGCTCCCGTGATACGCGCAACACGTTATAACGCTGATGTAAACGCTGTAATACAGATGCACGCTTTTCACCAAAACGCTCGGCTTCTAACAGGCCCCAAACGTCAGCTTCAGACATATTACTAAGAACATCATTTAACTTGCGCCAACTTAGCTTGCTCATCTTCTATTTTCCTTTCCAATTCAGTAATGGTTTTCCCTAACTTAATCACCGCACGTTCTGCGGAGTTATAAATTCGGTGCCGAATAATGCTTTCGGCTTTAGCTGCTTTTAGTTTTGCTTTTAGAAGCTGCAATCTTTTCATTGATAACTTTCTCTTGTTGTACGATTACTTGTACAAGTTCTCTAATAATTGTGGCGATATTGGTCTGCGGTGCATACTCATCAATATCCTTAGCTAGTTTTAATGCTTCTTCAATTAATGTCATTTCAATTCCTCAATTGCTATGTCTGAAATAGCCCGTTTATCTTTCAGGGCGTCCCAAATCCTTAAGTCAATCGTTTTATTGGTTAACAAAAGGTAAACCCATACATCGTGTTTTTGACCGCTACGATGCAAGCGTCCTAC